AAGAGGAATCCTAGAAATACCATACACACTGTGGAGCTCAAACGATCTCGCGTTTTAAAATTCCGCCAAGTAAAAATAAACCCGTCTATACAGAACACCCCCCGGGTCTAAGTAAAAACCCTAACCACAAAAAATTTTTGCAAAAAATTAAAAACGATGTTACATTTCAGCCTTCATTACTCATTGGTGCGCTTACCCGGTGATTAAACTAGAGCCTACTGCGGAACATCCTGTTCCTTTTGACGTATCCGAAGAGTCGCCTAAGACTCAGACGGATGCCATTGCCATTGCTGTAAATACTGCTGACTTTATTAAAGAGCTCGGTGGTGGAATTGACTTCAGCGAAAAGGACGGTAAGCAGGTTGTTGATCTGGTTACCAAAGCAGCCAAGACCCCCAAGCACATCAAGTCATCCGGTCAAGCTGCGGCTGCCCTAGCAATACTAAAGAAGTACGACTTTCAAGCTGTTGCTGATGCGCAACAAGCGCGGAACCTGATTACCAACAAGCTAATTGAACTAGCTGACTGCGGAGACCTGAAGATTGAGATCAAGGCTCTTGAGCTACTCGGCAAGCACTCAGACATTGGCATCTTCACTGAACGCAGTGAGATTACTGTGCACCACACAACATCCCAGTCTCTTGAGAATTCAATCAAAGAGCGAATCAAACGCCTGCTGCACAGCGACGTGATAGACATTACCCCACTTGACGATTTGGATGCCCAACTGGGAACCCCGTTGGAGGTTCTGGATACTGAAGAACTTGTAGACTCTGAAACCCGCGAAGACGTACCTGACCATGAGTGAAGCACAAATTTCATTGAAAGACTTAGAAGGGCTGGTCGACACGGGCAAGCTTACAGATACTGACCTGCGCGTACTAGAGAAACAGCTAATACATCTGGAAAAACTTAAAAACCGGGAACTTGCGCAAGAGAAATTCATTCAGTTTACAACCCGAGTCTGGCCAACCTTTATTTCGGGTAAACACCACAAGCGGATGGCCGAAGCTTTTGAAAGGGTAGCCCGTGGAGAATGCAAGCGTCTCATTATTAATATGCCTCCTCGCCACACTAAGTCAGAGTTTGCCTCCTACTTACTACCTGCTTGGTTTTTGGGCAAGTTTCCACATAAAAAAGTCATTCAAAGCTCAAATACAGGCGAATTAGCGGTCGGTTTTGGCCGAAAAGTGCGAAATTTGGTGGATTCTGAGGTCTACAGCGAGATATTTCCTGATTTGCACCTGCAAGCGGACTCAAAAGCAGCCGGTCGGTGGAATACCAGCAAGGGTGGTGACTATTTTGCGATTGGTGTGGGGGGTACGGTGACCGGTAAGGGCGCTGACCTGCTCATTATTGACGACCCACACTCAGAACAAGAGGCTGCGCAGGCAGCAAGTAGCCCAGAGATCTATGACAAGGTGTATGAGTGGTACACATCTGGCCCTAGACAGCGTTTGCAGCCGGGTGGGTCGATTGTTATTGTGATGACACGCTGGGCACAGCGCGATTTGACCGGTCAAGTGCTTAAAAACGCCGCTTTAAGGGGTGAAAATGACTGGGAAGTGATTGAATTTCCGGCTATTTTGCCCTCTGGAAATCCACTTTGGCCTGAGTTTTGGAGCAAAGAAGAGCTCGAAGCACTGCACGAAGAACTGCCAAATGCTAAGTGGCAAGCTCAGTATCAGCAAAATCCCGTTGGAAATGAGTCAGCGATTATCAAGCGCGACTGGTGGAAGATATGGCCGCACGAAAGAGCGCCCCAGTGTGACTACATTTTGCAGACATGGGACACGGCGTTTGAGAAAACACAGCGGGCTGACTACTCAGCAGGGACTACTTGGGGCATCTTTAACTGCGAAGAAGATGATATGCGCCCAAACATCATATTACTCAACACTTACCGCAAGCGTGTGGAGTGGGTGGACTTGAAGAAAGATGTGCTAAACGAGTACAACGAGTGGGAGCCAGACGGCATGTTGATTGAGAAGAAGGCCACGGGTGGCCCGCTCATTTACGAACTGCGTGCCATGGGTATACCTGTGCAAGAATTTACGCCGGGTAAGGGACAAGACAAAATTGCCCGCTTGAACGCAGTATCGGACATAATCGCTTCTGGGAAAGTGTGGGTTCCCGATACTCGTTGGGCCGAAGAATTGGTTGATGAGATTGGGGCGTTCCCGTCAGGCGAGCATGATGACTTGGTTGACGCGACAACACTTGCTTTAATGCGCTTTAGGCAAGGTGGATTCCTCCGACTTCCTAGTGATGAACTAGACGAAGTTAGATTGTTTAAATCGGGCAGACGCGCAGCGTACTACTAAGGATTAATAATGGCTACAAGTTCAATTGAGAAAAGTTTATATGCAGCACCTCTTGGTATTGAAGAAGAGTTAGGTGGAATGCCCGACATTGAAATTGAGATTGAGAACCCAGAGGGTGTTCGTATTGGCATGGACGGCCTAGAGATTGAGATTGAACCCGGTAAAGATAATGAAGGCGAAGAGTTTGACTCTAACCTTGCTGAGTTTATGGATGAGGGCGAACTGCAAAAGATTGCTGAAGACATCATGGGTGATGTTGATAGTGACATCAACTCCCGTAAAGACTGGGTTGAGATGTTCGTCAAAGGACTAGATGTTCTGGGTATGAAGTATGAAGAGCGTACTGAGCCGTGGCTTGGTGCTTGCGGTGTTTACTCAACGGTACTTACAGAAGCGGCGGTCAGGTTTCAGAGTGAGACTATTATTGAGACATTCCCGGCTCAAGGCCCGGTCAAAACGGAAATCATCGGCGCGATTGATAAACTTAAAGAGCAAGCCGCGGAGCGTGTCAGAGAAGACATGAATTACCAACTGACAGAAGTAATGTCAGAGTATCGCCCTGAGCACGAACGCATGTTGTTTAACTTAGGTCTAGCTGGATCGGCGTTTAAAAAAGTTTATTTTGATCCCAGTTTGGGACGTCAGACTTCAGTATTTATTCCTGCTGAAGACATCATTATTCCTTATGGTTCGTCTGGTGCTCGTACAGCAGAGCGCGTGTCTCACATCATGCGCAAGACAAAAAACGACATTAAAAAGTTACAAGTAGCGGGCTTCTATAAAGATGTTGAGTTGGGTGAACCTGCGCAAGTACACACAGACGTAGAGAAGAAAAAAGCGGATGAGCAAGGTTACTCACTCACAGATGATGACCGCTATCAAATCTACGAAATCCAAATTGATTACAACTTACCCGGCTACGAAGATGAAGATGAGATTGCGCTTCCATATATTATTTCTATTGACAAAGGTACGAATAAAATTCTTTCTATTTACCGTAACTGGGAAGAGGAAGACACTCTCAAGATTAAGCGCCAGCATTTTGTCCAGTACGACTACATACCCGGCTTTGGTGCTTATGGCTTTGGCTTCATACACCTTATTGGTGGCTATGCCCGGGCCGGTACATCTCTTATTAGGCAACTTATTGATGCTGGCACACTAAGCAATCTGCCCGGTGGTTTAAAGACACGCGGTCTGCGAATCAAGGACGACGATACCCCAATCTCTCCCGGTGAGTTCCGTGACATGGATGTGCCTTCTGGTTCAATCCGTGACAACATCATGGCGCTGCCATACAAAGAACCATCACAGGTTTTGGCAGGACTCTTAGACAAGATTACGGAAGAAGGTCGCCGACTAGGTTCTGTTGCTGACATGAAGGTCAGTGACATGAGTGCCAATGCGCCAGTAGGTACAACACTGGCTATTCTTGAGCGTCAGTTGAAGACGATGAGTGCGGTGCAAGCTCGTGTGCACTACTCAATGAAGCAAGAGTTTAAGCTCTTAAAAAACATCATCCGTGACTACGCTCCCACTGAGTATGAGTACGACCCGTCAAGTGGCGACCGCATGGCCAAGCAGTCTGACTACGATGCAGTGGACGTGATCCCAGTCAGTGATCCCAACAGCGCGACGATGGCTCAGCGCATCATGCAGTATCAGGCTGTGATCCAGTTGGCGCAGCAAGCTCCGCAGATCTATGACTTGCCGCAGTTGCACCGTCAGATGATCGAAGTGTGAGGGATAAAGAACGCTGACAAGCTCGTGCCCACAGAGGACGACGAGAAGCCGAAAGATCCGATCAGCGAGAACATGGGCTTCTTGCGTGGCGAGCCTACAAGAGCGTTTATCTACCAAGATCAAGACGCTCACATTGCTGTGCATACGACGTTTATGAAGGATCCGATGATTGCCGCGCAGATGGGTCAAAACCCCATGGCTCAGCAGATGATGGCTGCCATCCAAGCGCACATTGCAGAACACTTAGCGTTTGCATATCGCCGCAAGATCGAAGAGCAGATGGGCGTGCCGCTCCCACCACCCGGAGAGCAGTTGCCAGAGCAGGTGGAGGTTCAGTTGTCTCAGTTGGTTGCGCAAGCATCCGCTCAGCTTCTCAATGCAAACATGGCTCAGGCTCAACAGCAGCAAGCTCAGCAAATGGCGCAAGACCCGCTGGTGCAAATGCAGCAAGCTGAACTCAAAATCAAAGAGCAAGAAGCCAAGACCAAAGAGCTCAAAGTACGTGGCGACTTGCAGCTTAAAGCGGAAGAGCTTGGACTCAAAGCACGCGAGGGCGCGGCCAAGATGGGTGAAGATCCGAACATGGCAGCGGCTCGTATGCAGCAAGAGCTTATGCAGGCGCAGGAGTTACACGCCCTAGAAGTTGCAAATCAGCAACAGCAGCAACAGATTCAAGCACAGCAAGCCCAGCAGAAGATGGGGCAGGGCGATGAACAGCATAAGTTGGCCATGATGCAGAAGATGATGCAAGCCCAACAACCGCCTAATAAAGGATAACAATGGACAGAAGAATCCTAGATTTGCTCTCCTCTAAACTCGAAGAGCATCGTAAGAGTCAAGCTGAAGTTTTGTGTGATGGTAGCGCGAAATCCTACGATCACTACAAAGAACTGTGCGGTTTTATCCGAGGTCTCCAGACTGCGCAGTATGAAATAGGTGACCTCGTGCGTAAATTAAAGGACTCTGAAGATGACTGAATTTGATGTAAAGGCGGTAGATCTTTCTGGACTATTAAACAAGTCCGAGGAAGAAAAAGCCAAACAAGTGCCCGATCCAGCGACGTACCACATTCTGTGTATGTTGCCCAAGGCCGAAGAGGAGTTTAGCGAGACTGGGATTTTAAAATCTAGTACTGCTATGTATCACGAGGAGCTTTTATCCCCCGTGCTGTTTGTAGCCAAGATTGGCCCCGATGCGTTTGCAGATAAAGCCCGATTTCCCTCTGGCCCATCCTGTAAGGTTGGTGACTTTGTGTTAGTACGTCCTAACACGGGAACCCGCATGAAGATTCACGGTACAGAATGGAGACTCATTAATGATGACTCTATTCAAGCGGTCGTACAAGACCCCCGT